CAGGTAGTTTACAGAAAGCTCATACAGCTAAAGAACGATATCTTAAACTACAACAAGACAGAGAACATTATTTAGATAGAGCAGAAGAGTGTAGCGAATTAACTATCCCATCACTTATTAAACCTGAAGGCTTTACATCTTCAGATGATTTATACAATCCATTCCAATCAGTTGGTGCAAGAGGTGTCAACAATTTAGCAAGTAAACTTCTTTTATTATTGCTTCCCCCTAACTCCCCATTTTTTAGATTATCAATTACAGGTGACGCTAAAAAAGAATTAGAAGAAAATAAAGACATGAAGACTGACATAGAAAAGTCTTTGTCTGTAATAGAAAAAGAAGTGTCAGGTAAAATTGAACAACTAGCATTAAGAGTTTCAGTATTTGAAGCATTAAAACATCTGATTGTTGGTGGTAATGTATTAACTTACTTACCTAAAAAAGGTAGCATGAGAGTGTTTCCTTTATCACAGTATGTAGTTAGAAGAGATGCGTCAGGTAATGTATTAGAAATAGTTATTTGTGAGAAAGCTAGTATTTTATCTTTAGGTCAAGAAGTATCAGAACAAGTTATTTCTGACCCAGATTATAAGTCTGATGAAAACATAGAACTATACACACATATTTATAAATTAAATGAAGAAGAGTTTTATGTTTGCCAAGAAGTAAACGGAATTAAAATACCTTCTAGTGTTGGTACATTTAAAAAAGAAAGAATGCCTTACCAAGCATTAAGAATGGTTAGAGTTGACAATGAAGATTACGGCAGAGGATATGTAGAAGAATTTTTAGGTGACTTAAAATCATTAGAAGGATTATCACAAGCACTTGTAGAGAGTGCGGCGGCATCATCTAAAATAGTATTTATGGTTAGACCTAACTCTGTTACTAGAAAAAAAGATTTAGCACAAACTAGAAATGGTGACATTATTACTGGTACGGCTGAAGATGTGTCTGTACTACAAGCACAGAAACAATATGATTTACAGGTAGTAGAAAGAAGTATTGCTAAATTAGAAGAAAGAATGTCTTACGCATTCTTACTACACACAGCTATACAAAGAGATGCAGAAAGAGTAACTGCACAAGAAATTAGATACATGGCAGAGCAATTAGAGACTGCTATGGGTGGTATTTATTCATTATTATCACAAGAGTTTCAACTACCATTAGTTTCAATACTGATGAAAAGAATGGAACAAGCAAATGAAATACCAAAATTACCTAAAGGAACAGTTCAGCCAACTATTATTACTGGTATTGAAGCATTAGGTAGAGGAAATGATTTACAAAAATTAAGAGAATTTGTTGCAGAGATAGGAAATCTTGCACAGATAAATCCGCAAGTTGTTCAGGCATTAAACCCTGATGATTTAATCAAACGTATCGCTATTGGTTTAGGGATTGATACAGATGGTTTATTAAAATCACAAGAGCAACTAGCAGAAGAACAAGCGGCTCAAGAAGAGCAAATGCAAAATGACCAGATGATGCAAATGGCAGAGAAAGCCATTCCTCAAGTTGCAAACAATCTAACTAAACCACAATAAGGAAATACAAATGGTAGATACAATAGAAATAAAAGAAGCAGAAACTACTAGCGAAAAACCAGTAGAAGATAATGTTACACAAAGTAAACCTGAAGGCTTACCTGAAAAATTCAACAGTGTTGAAGATTTAGCAAAGTCATATTCAGAGTTAGAAAAGAAACTTGGTGACAACAAAGAAGAAGCACCTAAAGAAGAAGCTCCTAAAGCAGAAACTAAAAATGATTTAGAGGTTGCTGAAAAGGCAGTTGAGAGTGCAGGTTTAAATATGGATAACCTTGCAACAGAGTATAATGAAAAAGGTGAACTAGATGCAAAATCATACGAAGCATTAGAAAAAGCAGGTATACCTAAAGATTATGTAAACCAGTTTATTGAAGGTCAAAAAGCAATTGCTGACCAACAATCAACATCTATTAAAGACATGGTAGGTGGTTCAGATGCGTATGCGGAAATGTCTAATTGGGCGGCAGAGAATATGTCCGAACAAGAAAAGACAGCTTACAATACAGCCGTTAATTCTAAAGATGTTGAAACTGCAAAGTTAGCAGTCGTAGGATTAAAAGCTAAATTTGAAAGTGCAAATGGTAATGAACCAAGTCTCGTAGAAGGTAAAGGTACAATTACAGGACAAGATGGTTATAGGTCTTGGGCTGAAGTTACTGCCGCTATGGGTGATGACAGGTATTCAAAAGACCCTGCTTATCAAGCAATGGTTCAAGATAAATTAGCTAAATCAGATTTATAATTTAACATAACAGGAGATAGATATGTACGGAAAGAAACCAAAGAAACCAAGTAAAGTATTAAAAGGTGGACAGAAAAGATTACCTGCCGCTTTAAAATCTAAAATAATGAATAAGAAGAAAAAAGCATAATGGCAAAGAACGGATTATACGCCAACATTCATAAGAAACGTGCTAGAATTAAAGCAGGTTCAGGTGAGAAAATGCGAACAGCAGGTACTAAAGGAAGACCTACTGCTAAACAATTCAAACGTGCCGCCAAAACTGCGAAAGCATAATGGTTGCTAAAAAATAGTTGTGCAACGCTTATGCGTGGCAACTGCCAACTTTAATTTAGCCAAATAACTTGACCCTCTGCGGAGGACAATCTTGACTAAATAACTTTATTGAAGAGGCTTTTATAAACTAACATCAAAAAGGAGACAATCACATGTCAAACGCAAATCCAGTTAAATTCGGAAATGCTAATAGCGGTGTAACTCGTGATGATGCCCTGTTTTTAAAAGTATTCGCAGGTGAAGTAATTACTTCATTTGACAGAGCTTCAAAAACACAAGGTGCTGATATGGTAAGAAGTATCAGTAACGGCAAATCTGCATCTTTTCCAGTAATGGGAAGAATTGGTGCGGAATATCACGCAGTTGGTGCTGAAATATTAGGTTCTGCAGTTAACTCAAACGAAAAGGTTATTACAATTAATGACCTTTTAATATCTTCAGTATTCGTATCGAATATCGAAGAAGCAAAAAACCATTGGGACGTAAGAAGTGCGTACTCTACTGAAATGGGTAGAGCATTATCTTTCCAAAAAGATAAGCATATCTTACAAACTATTGGTCAAGCAACTCTAGCTAGTGCAAACGTAACTGGTGGAGACGCTACAACTAACGTAGTAAACACAGGCATTGCATCTGCTACAGATGCTACTGCGGCTAATGCAATGATAGATGCTATCTTTGCGGCGGCTAAAGAGCTTGATGCAAACTACGTTCCTTCAGAAGGCAGAAAATGCTTTATGAGACTTGAAGAATACTACAAATTAGCGAATGCTACTAATGCAGTCAATGTTGACTTCAGTGGTGGTGCTAATGGTGGTGTTGCATCAGGAAAAGTTACAAGAATTGCAGGAATTGAATTAGTACCAGTTCCTCACTTTGTAGCTTCTAATGTTACTTCAGGTACAGACGCAGGTTCAGCAACTAATGGTGGTTCAACTCCTCAAGCAGTTGACCTATCTAACTTTGTTGCTCTTGTATCTCACCCTTCAGCAGTCGGAACTGTTAAGCTAATGGATTTAGCTGTTGAAAAAGAGTACGACATCAGAAGACAAGGCACGTTAATGGTTGCTAAATACAGCATGGGTCATGGTGTATTAAGACCAGAAGCGGCAGTCGGAATTAAAGAAGCGGCATAGTCCCTCTTTACTTACATTGGGCGGAGATTAACACTGACAATCCGCCCAGTGTTTTCACACAAAATTTAACACAAAGGATAGATGACTACACAAATTACACCAACTAGCGAATTACAAGCTGTAAATATAATGCTCTCTACAATCGGAGAAGCACCAGTGAACAGTATCACAGGCACTACTACAGTTGACGTAAGTACAGCAAAAAATATTCTTAATGAAACATCTATGTCTATCCAATCACAAGGGTGGAATTTTAACACACATACAAATTATAAATCACTATCTTTAGACAGTGACAGCAAAGTACCCCTACCTTCAAACTGCGTAAAGGCTGACGCAAACTCTCAATTCAGACACCTAAATTACACTATTAGAAGTGGCTATTTATACGATATGGAAAACCATACAGACGTATTTACTACAGCACCTAAATCTGTTGATTTAGTTTTAGTACAACAGTTTAATGATTTACCAGAATACGCTAGACAATATATTACTTTAAAAGCGGCAAGAAGATTTGCGGCTAGATTTATTGGTGATAAAGAAATTACACAATTAATTGGTCAAGATGAGAATGAAGCTCTTATGTCATTTCATCAAGCAGATAGCCAAGAGAGTGACATTAATATGCTTGAAGGTGATAGCAATACCTTCTCTATAATTCATAGACCCACTAGAAGGCATTACTAATTATGGGAAGTGTTGTTTCACAATCTATTCCTAACTTTTTAAATGGTTTGTCTCAACAGACACCAACACAAAGAGGTATCAATCAGGGAGAAGACCAAGTAAATTTACAAAATGGTTTAGTAGATGGTCTATCTAAAAGACCTCCTTTAGATTTTGTAGCAACATTAGACAGTAATAATATTTATTCTAATAAAACAAAATTTTGGCAAATACAAAGAGATGCAGATAATCAATACATTGTAGCATTATACAATGGTGGAATTAAAGTATTTGATTTAGATGGTAATGAAAAAACAGTTACAGTTGCAAGTGGTTCAAGTTATCTAACTTCAACAAACCCTAGAGAAAATTTTAAGTTAGTTAACATTGCTGATTATACATTTATTGCTAACACAACAACAACAGTAGCGGCTGATAGTACAACGTCTGCGGCTAAAGTAGAAGAGTTTTTAATTGTTTGTAAACTAACAAACTATGGTAGAGAATATAAAGTTGCATTGAAACACCCATCAATGGCACAAGAACTAGAAGTAATCTTTCAATTACCTACAGGTAATGATGCGTCTACTGATAGTAAATTTAGAGATACAAATAAAATAACAGATATACTTTTATATGGTACATCTAGTACACACTGGGACAGTGCGGCTGATGGTATAGGATTTAATGTTAGAAGAACTGACAACAACTCTTCAGTATCTACTACACAAGGTTTAGCTAACTATTCTGGTTTTACATCTCATTTTACATTTGAAGCATTTGATAGTGTTATTTATGGAAAACCTACAGATAACAATTCAAACTATACAATCAGTTCTTCTGATGGTTCTGGTAACACAGCCATGTATGCCATTAGAGATGAAATACAAGATTTTAGTAAATTACCTTTTTATGGAAAAGCAGGTGTAATAATAAAAATTACTGGAGAAGAAGGAGATACTCTTTCTGATTATTATGTAAAATTTTCAGGTAAATCTGGTGTATGGAATGAAACTATAGCACCTGCAACTTCTGTAGGTTTAGATAATTCTACAATGCCACACGCATTAATTAATAACAACAATGGTACATTTACATTTCAACAATTAGATTGGACAGATAGAACCTGTGGAGATATTGAAACAAATGCAAATCCAACTTTTGTTGGTAAAAAAGTTAACAACTTAACATTTTACAAAAACAGATTAGGTATATTATCAGGAGAGAATTTAGTATTAACAGAAAATGCTTCTTTCTTTAATTACTTTGCAACAACATCTACACAAGTATTAGATACTGACCCTATTGATATTGCGGCTTCAGGTACACAAGTTAACACACTTAAAAACTCTGTAGGATTTAATGAAAGTTTATTATTATTTTCTGATACAGCACAATATAAATTAGATAGTTCAGGTGAAAGTATATCACCTACAACAGCTATACTTAATGAAGTATCGTCATTTGAACATGATGATAAAGTAACACCTGTATCAGCAGGTAAGTTTGCATACTTTGCACAAGCAAGAACAAACAATACAGCAATAAGAGAATACTTTGCTGATGATGATACACTTACTAATGATGGTATGGACATTACAGTATCAGTAGGAAATTTAATACCTACTAACTGTTATCAAATTATAAGTAATACAACAGAAGACACACTTATATTTCTAGCGTCAGATACAGCAGATACTCAAACAGCACCTTATAGTGGCACAGTGTCTACAACATACGCTAACACAATGTATATCTATAAGTATTTCTTTGATGGTGGTGAGAAGGTGCAGAACGCATGGTCTAAATGGGAATTTAGTGGCGTTAAGATTATTGGTGCTATGTCATTAGAAAGTTTTATCTATGTATTAGCGTCAGAAGGAACTACTACAAAATTATTAAAAATAGATTTAAGAAATTTAAAAGATACAACAATAGGTCATGGAGTTTATCTTGACCTTAAAACTTCAGTTACAGGAACGTATGATGTGGCAACAGACTTAACTACGTTTACATCACCTTATGGTGTAAAGACTGGATTGATTGCAGTAGATAGAACTAATGGTAATAACTACACAGCAACAAATACAACAGGTTCAACATATACAATCGTAGGAGACCACACAGCGTTATACATTGGTGTTCCATACGAAAGTAAATACAGATTGTCTACACAGTATGTCAGAGAGAATACTGGAAGAGGATTAGTAGCAGTAACTTCAGGTAGATACCAAATACGAAACATATCATTTAACTTTGAAAACAGTGGGTTCTTCCAAGTAGAAGTTACTCCTGCTAATAGAGATACGTCTACAGCTATTATGAATGGTTATGTTATTGGTACAGCCACGTCAGTGGTAGGACAACCTGCTATAGCAACAGGAACTTTAAGAGTACCTGTACAATGTCAAAACACAGAATTTACTTTAGATATTAAATCGTCATCTCACTTGCCTATGTATATCGCAGGTGCAGAAGTTGAAGGTTATTATCACAATAGAGCAAGAAGGATTTAATGAAAGAAAA